ATCATAAATGGTATAGAGTTATTTACGCAAAAAAAGATAGGAGTAAAAATCCAGACGTTAATAGTCCTTTAGCCGAAGAAGTTACACCTGCCCAAACAAGAAAAGAAAATAAATTCATTCCTGAGGCTAATAATAAGTTAGTTTATACCGAGCCAAAAGATATGCCTTATAATGGATTTTTACTCCTATCTTTTTTTGCGTAAATAACTCTATACCATTTATGATGACAATCTCCTCCACCTTTATATAGCCATATAGAGTAAGTGTTCGCGCCCTCAGGACCCCAACCTGCATTTACCGATTTACTGCCCATTGCCATAATGTCTTCTTTACGATATATTTTTGATGCGCTTATCATTTTTTGGCAAAATTCTCTTTGCGGATTATTTGAACCTTTATATTTATAACGCACTTTGTAAATGTCGCTATCTTGCGCACTTTTAGCGTTTGGATTTGCAGTGCCTGTAGTAGCTAATTGCAAATCAATCTTATCCTCCTCCTCATAGTCAACTTCTCGTTCATCTATTAAATCCCACTCGTTTAAATCCTCATCTTCACCCAATCCTAAAAACTCATCTAAATCATTCTTTTTTTTTTCGTCATGAGAATGCATAGCGATAGATTTTTGCTCTGTCAAAGGAACGAAATATAAGTCTAAATTGATGTTATAAAAACTTAAAACTTCCTCTAACGCTTCGGTTATGTATCTTTGTTTTGGTTGTATAACTCGTTTCATTAATTGAGCCTCTGCCTCGTCTAATTCATTAGCATTGTTACCAAAACCGCCATCCGACATAATGCCAAACAATTTAGGACTCACTACTTTATGCCCTGTCATTATTTGTTGCCTGCTTTCGCCTGTTAAGTACTCCCATTGCTTATGTTGAGCATCGTTTACAGGAAAAGGTATAATAGTAATTTCAGCGTCTCTACCGTTAAATGAAATTACAAAGTTCATTGCATTAGGCGAACCTGTTAATTTACCTTTTATCTTTCGTTCTAATTCGTCTTTTTGTTCAGGTGTCAAAGTACCCCCATCAGGAATATTTATAATATACCCAGCGGATAATCCTTTTTTAATAGAATTAATGTAAAAGTTAGCAAGCTCCTCTTCCATTTCAGCATAAGGTAACGCGCTTAAATAATCAGGGTCGGAAAAATAGTTTTTACCTGCCTTGTACGGTTTAATACAATATATCTCTATATCTTCTTTTGAAGTTCCGAAAGCTGGGTAATAAGTAGGCGTGTATTTTTGTGGATTACTCCAATCTTTAGAATGCCAGTACCCCTCAATTAATCCTTCGTCATTTTCCAAGCACGGTACAACTTGTTGTTTAGGTATATGGTAAATCGCTCCTAAACTTTTTTTATCTTTTGCTTTTATAACTTGAAAAGAAGCTTCTCCAAATAATTCGAAATCAGAAATAATTTTACGTAATTCTTTAGAACTAAATACAGATACTAAATTAATCCAAGCGCTTGTATTCACGTTTTTAGAACGCAAAACGGTATATTGACTCTTACTTTTACTTTTACATTTAACGAAAATGATAAATATCAGGTAAAAATAACCGATGCAAACGGGATAATTTACAGAGATAAAATATTTGCAACGTCACAAGATACGCAAAATTTCAAAGCAACAAACGAACTATACTTTTATGAGTAACGATATAAGATTATTACAATTAAGCAACTATGTACGACCTAAATTAGAAGAAAATAAATCTAAAAATTGGGTTTTAAATGGTAAACAAAATTCATTTTATCAATACGTAATCGATAGGTTTAACGGTTCGCCAACTAATAGTGCGATTATAGACTCTTACTGTAATTTAATTTACGGTAATGGTTTACGTTCTAAAGATGTAAACACAAGCGCTTGGATTAACTTAGTATCTGTATTTAGTTCTAAAGAATTACGTAAAATTATTTCTGATTTTGAATTGTTTGGGGAGGCTTCTTTTCAGGTTATCAAGGCAAAAGACAAAAAAAGTTTGGGAGCAATTTATCACATCCCTAAACAACAAGTAGTACCTTGTTTAGAAAATGATGAGGGATTAATCGATGGGTACTGGCATTCTAAAGATTGGAGTAATCCGCAAAAATACACACCTGTTTATTACCCAGCTTTCGGAACTTCAAAAGAAGATATAGAAATATACTGTATTAAACCATATAAGGCAGGTAAAAACTATTTTTCCGACCCTGATTATTTAAGTGCATTACCTTATGCTGAAATGGAGGAGGAACTTGCAAACTTTTATATTAATTCTATTAAAAAAGGTTTAAGTGCCGGGTATATCATAAACATTCCTGATGGGGGAACTTTGACACCTGAGCAAAAAGACGAATTAGAACGAAAGATAAAAGGCAAGTTAACAGGTTCACCAAATGCCATGAACTTTGTAATTAGTTTCAACGGTAGAGACGCTGAAATTACTATTATACCTTTTCCTGTTAACGATGCTCAGCATAAACAGTGGGAGTATTTGACAGGCGAAAGCAGGCAACAAATAATGACAGGACATAAAGTTGTAAGTCCTAAATTGTTTGGTATCATGTCAGATGGGGGTTTTGGCAACAATGCTAATGAATTGGAGGAGGAAGAGGCTCAATTAATGAAACGAGTTATACAACCGACACAAAGATATATAACCGAAGCATTAGAGGAAGTTTTGAGTTTTTATAATATCAATTTAGACTTATATTTCGTTCCACTGACAGAACAAAAATCTATTGCCATGCATTCTCATGACGAAAAAAAAAAGAATGATTTAGATGGGTTTTTAGGATTAGGTGAAGATGAAGATTTAAACGAGTGGGATTTAATAGATGAGCGAGAAGTTGACTATGAGGAGGAGGATAAGATTGATTTACAATTAGCTACAACAGGAATTGCAAACCCAAACGCTAAAAGTGCGCAAGATAGCGACATTTATAAAGTGCGTTATAAATATAAAGGTTCAAATAATCCACAAAGGGAATTTTGTCAAAAAATGATAAGCGCATCAAAGATATATCGTAAAGAAGATATTATAGCAATGGGCAGTAAATCGGTAAATGCAGGCTGGGGTCCTGAGGGCGCAAATACTTATTCTATTTGGCTATATAAAGGAGGAGGCGACTGTCACCATAAATGGTACAGAGTTATTTACGCAAAGAAAGACAGAAGTAAAAACCCAGACGTTAATAGTCCTTTAGCCGAAGAGGTTACGCCTGCTCAAACAAGAAAAGAAAATAAATTCATTCCCGAGGCTAATAATAAGTTAGTTTATACCGAGCCAAAAGATATGCCTTATAATGGATTTTTACCAACTAATAAAAGATTTCAATAATGGCTGAATTACTTTTTATTACACCGCAAGAAATGACAAGCTCAACTATATTGAGCGGTAACACAGACACGGATAAGTTTTTATTTTGCATCGCAAATGTGCAATTAACAACGATTGAACCGTTACTTGGTAGTGAGTTATATGATAAGATTATTGCTGATAAAACAGCGAATACGTTAAGCGGTTTATATTTAGAATTATATACTGATTTCATCAAGCCAATTGTAAAAAATGAATCAGTAGCGCAGTATATAGAGATAGCGTCTTACATGGTAGATAACGGAGGGGTGTATAAGCACACAGGCGATAAAATAGAAGTAGTAGACAAACAAGAAGTACAATTTTTAGCAGGAAAATATAAGAGCTTAGCTCAAATGTACGTGCATCGTTTTAACAAGTGGATTTGTAAGAACCCGCTAACAGAATATAAATGTTATCAGGACGAGGTTAACGCTATTAAAGGAATGAATTTGAACGTAGGATGGAAATTATAAACGGTTTTAATCGAAAGTGTAAGGATGCTATCTCTGGAGTTACTCAGATTTGGCTTTTAAAGTATAAAAAATACAGCAGAAGTCAAATAGTTACAAATGGTAATTACTTAGTTTCTTTTCCCGAGACATTTATTTACGAATTTAATAGCGTACAAAATCCAGCACCGTCGGAAGCAATGGAGCAAAACGAGGGTGGTAAGTTTTACAATCAAAGCATATCCCTAACTTTTCCTAATTCAAGTACAAAAGACACGAAAGAATTAGCAAGCTTAGAATTTAGATTGTTATTTAAAGACAGAAACGGATTATACCGTATTTTTGGATTATATAACGGATTAAGTGCGGGAAATGTAAGTTACAATACTGGCTCAGGAAAAGGCGATTTAAACGGTATTAAAATTGATTTTACAGGACAAGAAGAAAGTAGTGCGTATTTTATAGACAATCCCGAAGATGCTGGGTTTATAGATTTAGGAACTGACGAACCTTTCTATTTCTTATATCAAAATGAAGATAGATTTTTATTACAAGATAGTAATTTCTTATTAAATTAAAAAAAATGGCAAATAAAAAATTAACAGATTTAACGGAATTGACTACGCCTGCTGACAATGACTTTTTGTATATAGTTGATGTATCAGATACTACAGAAAGTGCGCAAGGTACAAGCAAAAAGATACGTAAAAGTAATGTAACGCCTATTATATCAGGCAAAGAAGATGTTTCAAACAAACAAAATTCACTTGCTATTGATGGCACAGGAACTAAATACCCGACTGTTGATGCTGTTAATGCTGGCTTACCTGTAAATTATTCTAAAATAGTTTATGTAAACGCAACGTCACCGATAACAGCGACTATTTTCGATACTGAAAATCCACCTGTTACGAATGATAATTTATTAAAAAATGATGTTGCAAATTTATATATAGGTACAGATGCGAGTACGTGGGTTTATAATTCAAGTACTTATGTAACTAAGTCAGTAACCGCAACAAGTTCTAATTTCTATTTAGCAGGCACAACAACTGATGCAGGAAATACTAAGACTGGGCATATTACTCGCTCTGGCCCTGTTACGCTTACAGGCTCACTAAACTTAGCTATTGCTAAAATATCTACCACACCAAACACTTCGGCTGGTTCTTATGATATTCTAACAAGAAATTTTAGTACTACTGCCTTGGAAAAAATTTCAAGTACTGCTCTTGGAAATTGGACTTATTCAGGCGGATTATTATATCCTAAAAGTTTAACAGATAAAGTTGCAATAGGTATTAATAGCGAGGGTTTAGGTATTCCATTTACGGTAAAGGCATTTTCTGGAGGTAACTCAATGGCTTATTTCTACGATAATACAGGTACTTTAATAACAAAATTAGATACAGGAGGGGTTAGTTCTAATGTTTTAACAGCAAGTTCTTATATTCTTTCACCGCAATTAAATCTAAATGGATACAACGGAGGTATATTTGGACCCGGGGCTGTTTCTCAAATCAAACTTTTATCTGGAGAAACTTGGGACATAAAAGGTAAAATGAAATATAATGTTGACTATTCAAGTACTTACGATGCAAGAACTTTAGTAGATAAAGGGTATGCAGACGCAAAAATAACTCAAACAATAACCAACGGAGTAACTGACAAGTCACCAAGTGAAGATGCTGTTTATGACGCTTTTCAGAATTATTCTAAGATAATTTTAAAAAACACAACCACAAGTACACCTGTTACATTAACGTTATCACAGACTATATTATATTCAGATGTAATACTTGCAAACTCTTTTAAAAATGGAGATTTCTTTAATGTTATTTTATCGAGAGTTGGAAAAATAGGAACCGCTGGATCATTAACACAAACTGTTAGAATAAACACAACTAATACATTAGCAGGGGCAACTATTATAGCAAGTAACACAGGGTCAACCGCTAGCTTAAATCACATTATAGGTAGAAGATTTTCACTTGAGAGTGGGTTTTTAAACGGATTTGCTGGAGGTAGCGCACCATCAGATATGGTTAATAGTTCAGCGTCAATAACTCCATATGCTTTTGACCCAACAGTCGACAATTATATTTTTGTAGTTGGTCAATTGTCAAATGCAGGCGATTCAATGTTTCATTCATCTTTTATACTTACAAACTAATATGACATACACGATTTTAAACGCAGACGGTAAAGAGCTATATTGCACGGATAAAATAGAAAATCTTCCAGACAACGAAATAGCTATCGAAGAATTACGAACGGAAGAAATGGAAAATCCATATTTTGACTTAGAAACGAGAAAATTTTATAATAAATTAAATTAAATAAATATGAAAAACTTAAAAACAACTTTAGCGGGATTACTTACAGGATTACCTTTATTGATTGACGCTTTAATTCAGGCTTATAATAACGGTGCTTTTACAGATAAATCAGGAAGTCAATTACTTTTAGCTATTGGATTGGTGACTATTGGATGGATGGCATCTGATAAGAAAAAAGAAGTTAAATAAAATAATTACGCATAATTGCCCCTTATTATGACAAATAAAATATTAGAAGAAAAAGTTGACCGTTTAGAAAGCCATTTTAAAGTATATAAATCAGATATGACAGATGTCAAAGAAGTCACAAGAGATATTCGTAATCTACTAACTGGCACGGAATTAACTGGTAAAAAAGGAGTAGTTCATTTATTGGAAAAACTTGAAGCTAAAGTTGATGATTTGGAAGCTAAACAAATGCTAATCGATGATAATATGAATAACGTTAAATTTGTCGCAAAAGGGGTAATTACTGCCGTGATAGGTTTTTTTATATGGTTATTCCAAAGCAAATAAATTATGATAACATCACAAATAGGAGTTGATTTAATAAAGCATTTTGAAGGATTTATCTCTAAGCCTTATCTTTGCCCAGCTGGAGTTGCTACCATTGGTTACGGTTCAACTAAGTATGTTGACGGTAAAAAAGTAAAGTTAAACGACAAAGCTATAAACGAAAATGAAGCAACTTTATTATTAAAAAATACCTTGATTGTTTATGAAAATATTGTAAATAAAAAAGTAAAAATACAATTAAAACAAAGTCAATTTGACGCTTTAGTTTCGCATACTTATAATACGGGAGGTTCAAATACTTTATTTAACTTAATAAACAATGAAGCTAACGACGAAAGCATTAAGAAATGGTTTGAAACTAAATATATTTCAGCAAATGGAAAGTTGTTAAAAGGATTGGTTGAAAGACGAAAAGCAGAATCAAAATTATATTTTCATGAAAAATAACTATCCTTTATTGTTATCCGCTACTATTGCGGTTATTATACTTTTGCTATTATCATCATGCGGAACGAGAAAAGTATCTAATAAACAAACAGCATTTAAAAGCGATTCTTTAATTATCGAAAATAAGCACATTTTAAGCCAAGAAATAATTTTAAATGACATATTTACCTTAAAACCATTTGATACGCTTAAACCTATGATTATAAACGGCAAAAGCTATTTTAATGTGGTCATTACGA